GAAATCAACGCAGCCCTGGGCGACGAGGCTGTGCCTTTGTCAAAGTCAGCACCCGTTGTTACCGGCAACGCCAAAGAGCGGCAGTTCGAGATCATCATTTCAACCCATGAGCAGGATAAACAGCCAGTTCAAGGCGGCGTCAATGGCAGGAGCTTCGTTATCAAGCGCGGCGAAAAGGTCATTGTGTCGAAGTCGATTGTTGGCGTACTGGAATCTGCCGTTCAGCGACATTACGACTCAGAGATGAATATGACGGAAGTCCAGAGTTATCCGTTTCAAATCCTGCGTGAAGTTACTGGCGAGGCTTAACCGATGACCTTCCTTGAGCTGTGCAAGCAGTTTCGCCAGTCGGTGGGGGCTTCTGGGTCAGGGCCGGTCACTGTCATGGACCAGAGCGGTGAGTACGCTCGCCTTGTAAGTTGGATACAGCAGGCGTGGCGGGAGATACAGCTGAGCCGCCATTGGCGCTTTGAGTGGGCCGAGGCAAGCGTGGGCACTCTCGTTGGATTCAGGGAATGCCAGCCACCGTCAGACCTTAGCGTGTGGGATGCCTTCACCCTCAAAATTGACGGCAAGGCATTGCATGTTCTTAGTTGGAGCGATTTTCGCCAGCACTACCAAGAGGACGCTGGCGCAGACTATCCGAGCTTTATTGCCCAAAAGCCAGACGGAACTCTGATCTTGGACGCTGCACCGCGACAGGACGGGCTGATTACGTTTGAATATTGGCGCACACCGCAAGTCTTGGTCGAAAGCAGCGACGTACCAAGGCTCCCTGAGCGCTACCACATGGTTATTGTCTATCGGGCCATGCTCTTTTACGCGCTGTACGAAAACGCCCCCGAGGTGCTTCAGGCGGCCCGCTCAGGCGAGGCGCGCATTCTCAATGAAATGGTGGAGCAAGAGTTGCCGAAAGTGACCAACCCGGAGCCCCTTGCATGACCCAAACTCGAACCTTTACCTTCCGTGGCGGGCTGGACATTGAGTCTGATCCGCTGGTCATTCCTGCCGGCGCGCTGATTCTGTGCAAAAACTTTGAATGCAAAATAGGCGGTGGCTACCGGCGGATTGGTGGTTATGAGCGCTTTGATGGGCAGATTGCCCCGTCACTGGCGGAAGACCCACTAACGGCGCGAGATAACATTGCGGCCGTGCCAGGCTCAGGTCCAATACTGGGATTATGGCTTTACAAGGGCGTAACCTACGCTTTCCGCAACAATGAGGACGCGACCGAGGCCAAGATGTACAAGTCTGGCGGGGGTGGCTGGACCGAAGTTACAACCGGTGAGACGCTTGAGCCAGGTGGACGATTTGAGTTCAAGAATTTCAACTTCAGCGGCGCGTCTTACACCGAAAAAATGTACGGCGTGGACGGCAAGAATGATTTCTTCTCGTTCGATGGCACCGATTTCGTGCAACTTCCTGTGGCTGGATTCGACAGCAAACCAAAGCATCTGTTTATTTTCAAGAACCGCGCCAGCTTAGCCTTCCCATTGGGCCAGATGGTGCTGTCTGCGCCGGGTGATCCTGCTGATTACGACACCGCTACCAGTTCGGCCGTCTTGATTGCGACAGGCGACGACATTACAGGGCTGCAGGGTGCTGTAGGCGGCGCGCTTGCCGTGTTCATGCGCAACCGGGTATCCATTCTGTACGGCTCCACCACCGCGGACTTTCAATCCCAAGACCTGCGCGAGCAATCCGAGAAGTCGGGCGCCATTGAATGGACGATTCAGGAAGTGGGCGACACCATTTACCTGGATGACCGTGGCTTAACCTCACTGGCTCAAACGGACAAATTCGGCAACTTCCAGTCAGCGACTATTGACGAGGCTGTGAAGAACTACCTTGGCTCACGCAAGGACCAGGTTATCGGCTCCACCATCTCCCGAGGCAGCAACCAATACCGGCTTTTACTGGAAAGCCCAAGCGGCACCGAAGTGCTCACGCTCACGCTCAGCAGCCAGGGAGTGGAGGGCTTTAGCTTGAGTGCCTACCCTGTTCGATTCTCCAGCGTTGTGTCCGAAGAGGATACTCAGGGCGATGAGCGCATTTTTGCAGGCTCCATAGACGGCATGGTGTACGAGCTGGACAAAGGCAAGAGCTTTGACGGCGCCGACATTGAATCCTATTTCAAGATCCCGTTTTACCATTACAAGTCCCCGAGTTACCACAAGCAATTCCGCCGCGCCATGGCGAGCATCGAAACGCCAGACGCCCTAATCCTGAAGATGAAACCTGAATTTAACTACGGCGGCACAGACGTTGCGCCATCTGTGGCGCGGACAGAGGCCGTGCTTGCGCGTGGCGGCCAATGGGGGCTAGACGATTGGAACGAATTTTCATGGTCTTCACCCGTTGTCGGCAAGGCTCAGGCGGATATTGGTGGTTCCGGTGAAAACATGGCGCTGCTGTTTTATCACAAAGGGCAGGTTGCCCCGTTCACCGTTCAAAACGTCACCGTCCATTACACCAACCGGAGACTTTCCCGATGAGCAATGATTACTACACGTACAGCAATACATTGCTTCCCGGCCAGGTGGCTCGGGCCGAGGACGTGGAGGCCGAGTTAAGCGCCGTTGTCGCTGGCTTTGGCCTGCTACCCAAGCCTCGGCCGGACGGTGAGGGCTTTGCCGAACCGTTTACCGTGGCGCCGGCTGTGGATGACAACCAGGCGGCCAATCTTGGGCAGCTTAAAGTGCTTGAGACAGCGGCTGGAAGTTCAGCGACGAACGCAGCCAGCAGCGCACAAAGCACAGAAGCAGACGCCATAGCCACCGCCGCAGACCGAGTGCAGACCGGGCAGGATGCGCAATCGGCTGAAGACTCAGCCACCAATGCAAGTGATAGCGAAACATTGGCGCAAAAGTGGGCTACAGAAAGCATCGATGTAGAAGTTGTAACCGGTCAGTTTTCGGCGCGGCATTGGGCCAGTAAAGCAGCAGAAATCACGTCCGGCGCTCGCGCCTATCAAGGCATTTACGACGCATCTGGCGGCACCTACCCCATTGCTTCACCGGTCACTGAAGATGCCGGCAAATACTGGCTTATCTCTGAGGGCGGCACGTTGCCGGCTGGCGTTGTCAGTAAAGGCGACGAGTTGGCCATCAGCGCGAATCAAACGTATCAGATTATCCGGCTATCCGCGGTTTACGCGCAGAAAACCAATAACCTTTCAGACCTTTCCAGCGCTGCAAGCGCCCGGACAAACCTTGGCCTTGGCACCGCTGCCGTTGAAACTGTCGGAACCGGTGCGAACCAGGTGCCGAAGCGCGACGCCAGTGGCAAGATTCCCGGTGATGTGTTGGGCAGGGCGCTCACCATTACCAATGCTTCAGAGGCAGAGAGGGGCTCCATTCGACTCGCCTCCGTAGCCCAGGCCTTGGCCGGAACGGACATTGAAAGGCCGTCACGCCCGCAGGGCTGAGCGCAAGCGTCGGTAAAGCCATACCGACAGGTGTGATTGTCATGTGGTCTGGTAGCGAGGCCAGCATTCCCGCAGGCTGGGCCTTGTGTAACGGCGCAAACGGGACGCCAGACCTTAGAGGTAAGTTTGTCATTGCTGCGGGTGGCACCTACGCCGTCGGCGCAACCGGAGGCAGTGCAAACGCGGTAGTAGTGAGCCATAACCATGGCGCGAGCGCTGACTTTAACGGCAATCACGCGCACAGCGGCAGCACAAACACGGCGGGCAATCATGCGCATACAGATCAATTGGGCCGAAATGTTAACGAGCTCGGTAGTTATCCGGCACCTGGCGGCGGAGGCGGCGGAACAATGACTACCGACGCCGCCGGCAACCACTCCCACAGCCTTTCCATCAACGCCGCAGGCAACCACAACCACGGTATAACCGTAAACGCTGCCGGCGAGTCCGGCACCGGCAAGAACCTGCCCCCTTATTACGCTCTCGCCCTCATCATGCGGCTCTAGGAGATACCATGAGACAGATTATCCCCGAGCAGAACCTTGTGCATCTGGCCGATGATGAAAGCTACACCGTGAGTTGCGCTGATTTAGTGGCTCGCAAAATAACCTACGTGGGCGAAGACAATGACGGCCTATGGATTGAGAAAACGCCGTTCGATGGCCGGGTGCGGGTGTTTGATCCGACGATTGTTAACCTGCTATTTTTCCGTGCGGCCGCGCAAAGAGATACGCCCGAAACCCCTGAAACTCTCAGCGAAGCCATGACCCGGCGCAAGGCCGAGATTGACGAATTGCGCAACGCCAAGATTGCAGGCGGCGTGCCTTACGAGTTCCCGAACGGCCCCGGCACAGTCCAGATGCGCAACCAGACCGACATCACTAATATTCTGGGCGTGGTGGTAGCCGGTCAAGCGCTTATTGGCTCAGGTGATACCACAACAACCTTGAATTTCCGCGACACCGAGGACGTGACTCACGCGCTCACAGGCCCGCAAGTAGTGGCCATGGGGCTAACAGCCTCCAGCTTTATCAGTGGCCTGTACGGAGCGGCTTGGGCACACAAGGACGCTCTGTCTGCACTGTTCACCCTTTCTGACGTGGTGGCTTACGACATTACCCTGAACTGGCCGGAGTGACCCCTATGAGCAATGACACCCATCGAAGCGCTGCCTGGCGCTTTTTATGTGCGGATCTATCGCCGGCTGAAGTTTGCCTGGCTACTGCTTCGCGCCTACGTGTTCAACTTACTCGTTGCCGGTGATACGTTTTGAATACCGTCATCGGTGGTGATCCCGGAGAAACCCTCAGCTCACGCATGGGCAAAGGGAA